GCCCACACATACGACATTTTAAATTACAAAAATTGCCGAACCTTAAGTCATAGTATACTACAGGAAAGTCCCCTGTGTCAATACTTCCATCTTCATTAGTTTTAGATTTAACAGTATTAAAATCCAATTTCCATTGTTCATTTTCGTAAGTGCGTCTACTTACAAGCCCACTAGCTTCTTCGTTTTTACAACGACCACATTCATCACTCCACTCCCCATTAAGCATATTGATACGAATAGCTTTCATCATATCAGTATTTCTGGCATCAGATAAACTGTCTTTACCAGCATTAAAAGCAGTGCCATCTGGCTTTCTAATAACGCCTTGATTTTTAGTCACGTTGGCTTGACAGCACACACGTACATCACCATTGGCACGTATAGCTTGAAAATTCCAAGGAACAGGGCAAAAAGTTTTACTCATTTTTTAATAACTCTAAAGTTTCATCTAACTTAGATAACGCCCAGTTTCTTTCTAAACACCAAAAACATGTACCACATTCAGGAATTTTCATTCCCGGAGTATATGCTCTATAATCAGAAATTGTACCTTTAATATTTTTATGAGTTACATCGCCCTCACAACTTCTAGTTAAATCAAGTAAATCAGTTATATTAAAATAGTAGTACTGTGCAATAATCCAAGCCTTGTCAACAAATCTAAACGGGTGGCAAAGAAACTTTCCGTCTGAATGTATAATTAGATCTAATAGCAATCCCTCGCTTGCCGGCTTTTCTCTTTCTTTCATTTTTTTAGGAAAATCAGTGCCTGGAGGATTTGCACTTGTTCCGTTAAATACTGCATCAAAATTATATTTGAAAGTAGTATACATATTAAATCCAGACACTTGTAATTGATCACCACTGTGTTCTTCATTATAAACTGGATCTTTATAGATATATCCTGAAACGCCATGTTCAATTTCTGGAGTTATAAAATTTTCATGCCGTTCATTAATAATGTTAGGGAACATATCTTTTAACTTATTGTAAACTCCTATGCCAATTGATCCTTGCCAAGGTCTTGTAGTCCAACACCTTACATGAGATATAAAATCAATTTTACAATCAAATTTATTATCAGTAATTATTTTACAAAGAAGGTAAGTTAAACACGCACTATCTGCACCACCAGATACATTTACAGCAATACGTTTCCACTTACTTGAAAATGGGATATCAAGTCCGTTTATTCTAAATAAAGATATCCCATGAACCATTGCAATGGATTCTTGGACTGATGTCGTCGAGTTATATATTTTATTTGATTCTGTAAACATCATTGGATTTTTTCATATGATTATTAAAATTTTGTTGCCATATTTTATCTGTTTTTCGAATGTAAACTAGGAATGCCTCAAACTCATCTGATTTACATTGATGATTAAAAACATATTTTTCTATATCAAGTAATGCTTTAAATGCAGACTTAATATCTTTAAAAACACGATTTTTTTGATCCCACCCTTTTAAATGTGTATAGCTATCTAAGTTAGACATCCGCTTTGTATTTTCATCGTTAATTAATTTATAAGTTGCTTGTATGTCACTATATACTTCGTCTTTAAATTTTAAAGCCATTAACGCTGGATTCATGTACCTAGGAGTGTATACGATTGACGAATCAATATAATCTATGTCAAGAGTTAAAAACGATGCAAATATGTTTTCAATATCCATAATTTGATATGCACTTGTTGTACATACAATGCCTAACTCTGATTTAGTATCATGTTCTCTAAACAAACGTATATTTTCTTTTAATACTTCCCAATTTCCAGTTCTAAAATAAGAGTATATGTTCGTTCCAGCATCCAGTGAAATATGTATAAGTGCTTTTCCAAAAGGTTTCAATAAGTGCGACAATTCAATAGGATCAAATTTAGCATTGAAATTTGAATGGAAAGATAATAGAATATTTTTGGCATTAGGGTGGTTTGCTAATTTTCTTAAACAAGGAAAAAATTGTTTTTGATATAATACTTCTCCGCCTGCAAAATCTATTTTAGATATATTTGGAAAGTTAGCATTTAAATCATCAACAATCTCATCCATTTGATCAATAGATATTGCTATAGATAAATCTTCATCTTTATTTTTTTTATGAAATTCTCTAGTCAACTGAATTAACTTGTGTTTTTTATCTTCTTGGTCTGGCTCATAATGTTTTAGTTTAGACATCCACCCGCTTGAGTAAACATCACTACAATGCAAACATGCCATGTTACAGCTATTACTAAATCTTAACTCAATGTGTTGCAAGCCAGCAAAATCAATCTCACCCGACTCTTTGTAATTTTCTGTTGAGTTTGATAACCCGTAAGTTTGTCTCATCGATGCGCTGCCAATTGATTCAGCTTCTTGACATAAATGGCACCCTTTAGACCAAATACCAGACATTAGTTCTTTACGATGTTTTTTAAATTTTTCATTATTGATAATTTCTGAAGGTCGTATAACCCCAGAACTCATTAAATGAAGTTGATCAGATTGTTGTGGACAGCTGGTAACAAATCCATTTTTATAATTGATGCCACCTAGAGCAAAAGGACATACAATAGGATTACTCATTAAATATATCCTTCATTTCAGGAAATACTTCAGCAAAATGTATGCCACGTTGTTCATCACACAAATCTAAAAATTCTTTCATTTCTGGCAAACGTTGAGTCCAGTCCTCACTTTCCATAAAAGACAACATACCTTCTAGTCTGCTAATTCCATAACTAGCATTACGCCACTGCTCATATGTTACTTTACCTTTGTGCCATTCAGGAACACCTAATTCCCAGTTGGCTTCCCACCAAGGATAAAATGCTTGATATTTTTCTCTACATTTTTGTTTAAACCATGCAGGCAACACTTTTACATTTAAATGTGGTGGATGATACACAAAATGATAGTTAACTCCACCGGCTCCAAATGGCCACATGTTTATCTTTTTAAATTTTTGTTCCAACTTCCATTTAATAAAATCTGGAATGTAATAGATATTGAGAGCCTGTACGGCACACGCCACAGTGACTTCTGTGTTACTAGGTGATTGTGTATCTAAAATATGAAACACTTCCGCAGTTCTACTCCATTTGCTCGGGTAGCGTATATAATCATTCATCTCATGAATACTGTCTACACTGTAATGGAAACGTACTAATTTAAACTGTTTCCATAAATCAAACAAGTCATCTCTCCACTCTACCCCATTACTATTATAACGTAATTCAAGATTTTTTGCATGTCCTTGACGTATACATTCTTCCAAAATTTCGTAATGTTCTTCAATGATTAAACTTTCTCCGCCTGCAAAGTATAACTGTTGCATGTTTGGAATTTGTTCATAGAACTGTTTCCAAAATACAGGATTATTTTTGTGCCAATTGTAACTGCTTCCATTAGTACTGCCTTTGTTGGCCCATAATGTAGTTTGTTTTAGTGTAGGATTTTCTATTTTTGGATGTATTGCTTGCCAATCTTTAATCCATCCACTACTATCATGTGGGCTACACATTACACATGCCAATTGACATTTTGTGCCAAAACGTAAGTCAATATAGTTTAATTGAGGCGGCACTGATCCGTCTTCACTTGTGTCTGCTATCAATTTTTCTAAATCAGTACGTTCACTCCAATAAGCAGTTTCCCACATACGTTTACTATTGTGTCCGGCAGCTTCCTCTTTATAACATTTGATACAACTTGGTGGTTGTTCGCCGTTAAGCATTTGTTTACGTACATTACGCATATACGTGCTATTCCAGCTTGATTGAAAATCGCTTACATTCAAGTTGGCTGGCTTCCCTTCATCTGTTTTTAAAATGCCAACCATGCCTCCGTGTTTTTTATCGTTAGTTGGTCCAACGCTACTGGCGTTTGCAGTACAGCAAACTCGCATACTACCGTCAGGTCGTGTGCTTAAATGCACCCACGGTAATATGCAAAATGTTTCTGAAGGTAATTTAGGTGTTGTCATTTTGTAAATTTAATCTCATTTTGATATGCTTTTTTGTAACCACATGTTTTAATGCATCTTGACAAATGTTTGTTGTGTTCTGGATCCCAACTTTCAGCTATAAGTTTATCGAACCACTCATGTTGTAAAACGTCGTCAATACTTTTATCTTTTAAACTGTTCCACTCTGTTCCATATTCTGCTAGTTTTCCAAGGATGTTTTCTTTATTTTTAAATGCACTATCCCATAAAAAACAGCATGGCCACATAGTTTGATTTGAAGCAATAAAAATTTCACCCTCGTGTACTAATTTGCAAACAATGGAATCTAAAATTTCTTTTTTCTTAATTTGTTCTGGAGTTTGTTCAACCATCATTTCCATTACATTTGGTTTAGAATAGGTATTAATAAACGCTTGTAACTCTTTAACTTGATCTTTTTTACTGTGTTCTTTTTCCCCCGTAGTAGTAATGACAATTTCTTCTGTTACTACACGTTTTTGAACACCGTCTTTTTTACGTACTACTGCAACCCAATCGTGTATACTATTACGCATGCCTGTTCTAGTGGCAAATTTAAGACCCAGTCGTTTAGCGTGTTCTTCAGCAACTGGAAGCTCATATTCATTATGGTCAAAAACAATAAACATCCAAGTACCCACGCCACCAGCATATGTATAAGCGTTCATATTTCTATCAATAATATCAAATACAGTATTGACTCGATAGATGTGATTTGTTTCCTTATGTCCATCAACACAAAACACTACATCAAGTTGTTTTGTTCGATTACTTATTGCTCCAAGCTGACTCCACCATTCAGTATTTTGTATACCGCCATTAGTGCTTAATTGGCAATAGCCGCCGTGTAATGTTAGATACTCGACCATTGGTAAACAATCACTGTTAAATGCTGGATCACCCAGCACACCGCAAAACTTAAATCGTTTATCTTTAATGTGCCTTGGTGTTGGGAACATTCTTTTTAAATCGTCAACTGTGAAACTATTGATTTCTAGTATATCAGGATTTTGTGTTCTTGCGCAACCTGGGCAGGCGGCATTACAATTACTGGTAATCTCTAGTTCAATTTTGGTAATATTATCTATGTTCATTATTTGAATTGTTCCGAAAAGGCATCATATTTACCACAGGTCTTGGCACACACAGATAATTTCCCTTCCGCACAACTGGGCTTGTCCCAGCTGTTTGGGATAACATCTTGAAAATACATACCGTCAATGATGTCTTTTAAGGGTGTTTGTTTAGCACTAATATTGTCAATACCAACCTTATCAATAGCTTGCCAAATTTGTGTGCCACGTGGATTGTGATACCAAACATACATTTGTCCTGCTGTCCAGCAACATGGTTGGACAATTCCTTCTGCACTTATATACACAGATTTTTCTTCTGCTACTTTACAAGTAATCTCAGCAGAATCTAATTCTAACTCCATTTTTGATTTTTTACTTGTATCTAAATTAAACCGCTGTGGACTTTGTATTTGTATTGCTTCGGCTTGTTTAGATGGCAAATATTTAATTGTGTCATCTTTACCCAGCACACTGCTTAGTTTATCCAATATGCCGTTTCTATATTTTGCATTAGTTGGTGCTTGAAGTAGGGCAGTTTTATTACCTTTTCTGTTTGTTGCTTGATGCACTTCTTTTGTTGTTCCGCTAGTATTGCTAAAGAATCTTGCAGACTTTTTATATTGGAACTTTTCAAATCCCATGTCTTTGCTTAGTTGTTCTGCTTGTTCAACTTGATGTTCGTTGTGGGCAAATACAATATAATCCCAACGGGCTCTACCGCCAGCATTTATAAATGCTTGGGCATTTTCAATAATCTTATCCCATATAGTGTTTTGTCTATACAAGTGATTTGTATCTGCTAATCCATCAATACTAAAAACAACATAGGCATTTTTGCCCATTGCTTTAGCAAGATCGGCCCACCACTCAGGTTTTTTTGCACTGCCATTTGTATACATACACAAGTTCATTTTAGGATTGTTTTCTCTAAAATATGCAAAAACTTCTAAAGTATCTTTAGCAGATATTGGATCACCAAAATTACCACACATATACATTCTGTCTAATTGAGCTATGAATTCAGGAGGAAAGATAGTCTTGCAATCATTTAAACTTAATTCGTTACCTTTTAAATGTGGGTTATCTTCACCACCATTAATATTTCTAGCACACATGGGGCAACTGGCATTACAATTTTCTGTAATTTCTAAATGTACTGTTTTTATTTCGTTATATCTATACATTATACATCCATTAATAGTTTAATGTCTTTTCCAGGACCAGTTTTACTTGGCAAATCACCATACTCATTGACATACCATTTAATAACAGCTTTGTACCAATTTTGACTATTGTGATGCGCCTCTTTATTAAATTTATAAATGTTATTATTAGTTGCCTCTATTGCAGACAATGCTCTAGCAGATTCTTGTTGTAATTGACGTAGGTCAAACGTATCTAAATCCATTACGGTCTTCCTATTATCATAACACGTTTATAACCTTTTAATTGTAGCTCACCTTCGTATAGAACTTCTTTCATAGGGAATTTCTTTTTCATATGATCAACACTGTGAACACAATTAATATGCCCGTCACCATCAAACATGTTGTTACTTTGTATTGCTACAATTGGATTTGATGCTAGTTCTTTAAATCTAATTTGATGGAACCATTCTTCTGTCATATGCTCAGCACTAGTGTTGATAATTAAATTTGGTAAGAATTTTTCACTATAACTTGAGCCGTCTTTAAAGTTTTCAACGTTCCACTCATATCCGTTTTTATACAAAGTTAATTTATTCACATCTGCACAGATCGCTTTAACTTGATAATTTTCAAGATATTTTAAATTAAAATTGTAATCGCTTGCTTCGCAAAAAGACTTATCTAAATCAAGTAATCTAAATTTATTAAATCTTATCACTTTATCAAATATACTAACTAGTTGGCCAAACCAACTGCCCATAACAACTATGTTAGAATAGTCAGTTCCTAAATTACGTAATTCTTCTACTAACCATATTTTACTACGAACTTGACTACGACTTAATCCGTCTTTAATAGGTTGAATGTCATTATTTTTAGAATACGATTTTATTGATCTTAGTAACTCATCCCTGTCAATTCTTTTTAAACAATAATCAAATAACGACTCGTCAACATTTTCAGATTTTAACACGTTAATTATATCGTGTATAAACTCTCGATCTTTTTCATTTTTTAAAAACTCACAATAAGTTTCTAACCCAAACAACAACTCTATATTACTACTTTTATTTTCCATATTGTTCCCTAAGCCAATCAAAATCGTTAATCATTTTAAGGGCATCAATGTTTCCTTTATTTTCAGATCCGTACACTGTGCCTTCTCTTGCTCCTTTTATTGCATATTCGCCAAAGGGTTTATCTTTTCCCACTGTACACCAAGTGTGAAGTCTAACTTCTGTTTCTGTATTTTTTTGTCTATCAATTACTTTACTTGAAAGTTTACAACATTCTCTAAATGCGCTTTTCCACGTATTAAATTCATCAGTATTAAAAGATGTAATGTTGCTAATTTTATCCATTGCTTTAAAATGTTCACTAATACTAGTGGTCATATCAGGTTTACTAGTATCCATGTGTTTTGTTAACTGTCTTGGCAATAGCTTTACACCACCGTTTCCATACTCTAAATAATTTACTGGGTTCAAACTACGCCAGACATGTACAGTATTAAGAGTCCATTTATCAACCTTGTGGTCAAAATTAAAACTGTCTAGCACTTCTGCGTCACCGTCAACAACCCAAATCATTTCTGTAAATGCTTTTAAGGCGGCTGTTATATGGGCGTTATGTATTCCTTTAACTCCATGCACACGCTTGGCCATAGGAAATCTAGACTTTAATCTATGCCAATTTTCTTCTGCATTAATTTCTTGATAACTGATAAAAATAATATCGTACATTATTTTCCTACTATAAAATTATTAGGCATTCTAGGTGGGTTTGTATAAAGTGTTTTAAACAATGTACTTTGTTCATCCGTAAACGGATCTGCAATACTAATATTCAACTCGTGTTTCAATGTTTCGCCTATACCCATTATTTCATAGGGTAACATTTTTTCTGTGGTTTGACTATCATTCTCTTCCCAGTACTTGTTTAACCATTTAAAATCTCTAACATTTAAATAGTCCCAGTCAGTACAGTTGGTCATATAGCACCCCTGTCTTGCACCATAAATTGCCCAGTCACCATTTTTAACATCTAACCCAACGTGCATCCAAACTAATAATCTATGAAAGTTTTTCCAATGCACTTGTTTACTAAAATTATCTGGATCTGCTTTACTGCCTTCTAATAGACCCATTTTAACACCTTCACGAAATCCAGCACGCCACGCTTGTTGTGGTGTAGCATTGTTATGAACATCACTCATACAATTGTCTATTTGTATATAATTAATATCCCAACAAAAATCTACTTGAGTTTTTGCATTTTCACTTTCAGCATTTTCGTGTGTTTTCATATCTAACACTAATTGCGTTGGCCAACATTTAATTCCACCGTTACCATAAATTAAACCGTTAATTGTATTTCTAGCACCCCAACTAATAACACTTTTATCTAGATCAACTTCATCTTTAAAATCAATTTCTTGTTTTAAAAATTCAGGCCTTATAGTGTTGTCGCCGTCAATAACAATTAACCTTTCAGTTTCACTTAATCTTGCACAGGCTTTATGGGCACTGTCACTTCCGTCAATGCCGTGTACACGTTTTGCCCAAGGCACCTTTGCTAACAAATCAGCATAATTTTTTTCAGCGTTTGGTTCATCGTAGCTTAGATAAACGATATCACAATCAGTAACTTTAAACTTTTTCATTTTACTAATAATCCGTATGAATTAAACTCTTTCATTGTGGCTACTCCCACTGTATTAATGTGATTTTCAAACTTAGATTTAAATGGTACTAAAGGATTTGTCAATAATTCTTCACCAGTTAATTCAATCTTTGACAATAAAAATTGTGGGTTGTTATCTTTAATAATATAAAATCTGTATGGCTTAAAACAATTTTGTTTTTTAACAATATCTATGCCATCCTCATTTAGAACAAAACTCCAAGTTTTAGCTTCTTTATCGTGTACAATAGTGATGTCTTTTTCATCTTCTTTTTTAGAAAATGGAACTATGTATATTAGATTTATTGGGATTTCTATTAACGGTTCTTCTTTGTGATCTTCTTTGTTAAATGTAAAATAATCAATTTTATATTTTGAGAAATCTTTTGCTCCTGATATAAAATCAATCACTTTAGATTCAAGTACTTCTACATATAAAAGTGAATCATTTTTTTCATTTGATATGGCTGTTATGTTCCCTGATTCATCATGATACACAAACATACAAGTTGGCATTATTGATACTGCTTGTGCTTTTGCTAACTGTTCAGAGGTTAATTCGTCAATTTCATTCATATTTGTTTTCCAATATTTCTATAATGTCTTTTGTTAAAAACATATCTTCAGTGTAATGAAATACACCCAATTGTAAAAAGTTTCCAACAATAAGTCTTTTATCTTTGTTAAAATATGATCCAACAACATTCTTCCAACTATTAGGCGTTGTTGACCAGCCTTGTATTGCTGGCTTCATATGTGTAAAGGTTATTGGTGAGTTTAAAAACTCACCTTCTGCTTGCATGAATTTTATTGCTAACGCCGCATTTACATCCATACTACAAAATTTTTGTTTGTGATTAGGTAAAAATTTATCATAGAACTTGTTATAATGTTTAGTGATAACTTCTAACCATTTATAAAATTCAAATGCACGGTTATTTTTTTTAAAATAATGAACCCCAACATACACATTGGGCAACTTATTTGCTGTAAATGTTTTTCGATAAAAATCATTTTGTATAGATCGGCCTTTATAATCAACTACATTGTTAGTTAAACTTACATCTGTATTTTTAAGAAAATCCCACCAGTGATCATTTGACGATAATACTAACATATCAGTATCATATACTAAGGTTTCTTTAAAAGGTGATGCATTTATAATTTTCCACCTATTTTCAATTTTCCACTTAGAATCCTTTGCGCTATCTTTCCAAGGAATATCAACAACATAATCAAACGCCCGTCTGTACTCAGTTGGCACTGTATTGTTTGTTATTAAACAAGTTTGATTAATTACATTATTGTGTTTAATTGATAGTGCCAAAGCATATGCTTGCCTTACATAATCAACATCTGAATTTTGGGCTAGAAAAACATGACCTTTAGACATTATCGGCCTCTCCCATAACTTTTAACAAACTAGTTTTGTTCATTACGTGTACATCTAAATTAGATGTTTTAACTAGGGTGTACGCATCTGTAGATGATATTGCTTGTACTAAAAATGTCATAGATTGATCTTTTTGTTTTATTAAAAAATCTCTATCTAAGGTATAGGTCAGTTTGTTTGCAATTGGTGTTGCAAAATCTCCATGTGTAAATCCATTCATCATATGGATTGCAATGCTAAACGCAATATCATTTCTAAATTTTGTACTGTTTAACTGATATAATTTTACAAAATATATCCAGTTTTCTTTAATATGTTTAATCAATGAAAAGAAAGATTCATTAAGTTTAGATTTTTTAAAAAAGAAAACCGTTGCCCAGTAAAAGGGTATACTTTGTTCACTAACAAAATCAAACTCGCTAGTATCTCTCCATCCTGCAAGATCGTTATGATTAGTGTAAATCAAAAATTCATTCGGTTGATTCCAAACATAGGATAAAAAAGAAGAATTTATAATGAAGTCAGAATCTATAACCAGCGTTTCATCATAAGGGGTCACTGCATAACAGTCAACTCTATTTGAGTTTTTCCAAACATATTTCGTAAACTCGTTTGTTCCGTTGTAAAAACGTTTTGTCTGTGTTGTATTATCAGTTGAGTCAATTATCTTATCAAATACAGCAACGTCATTGGGGAATGTGTCAATTAAATATTGTTTACTGTCAGTAACTAAAGACACTGGCTTATTCAAAAACTTTTTAGCACGTTTAGCTGAAAGAATTGCCAGTTTTACGTAGTCAACGCCGTCAGAATTAAATGCAAAAATTAGAATACCCTGTGTCATAGATCAATCAATCCCTCAACTGATCTATTTGATTTTAATGTTTTATATTTTGTTTGAAATTCGTTTACCGCTAGTGTGTAAACATTAAGAATGTTTTCTAAAAACTTGTTTAAATTATCAATATCAACTGGTAAATTGTTATCATCAATTAAAACTGCATCAGTTTGCTTAAGGTCAATTAACGTTTTGACAAAATTGATAAGCTCACGTGAAACTTTAAAGGTAGCACCATTATAAAAATAAATGGTTTGTTGTTGATATTCTTCAAATGCAACTTGTTTTTGACTAGCTAATGTAGTCATATAATTGGCTATATCAAACGCTTTTTGTAACTGCTCGTCCATAGGACCTCCTGAACAATAATTATACTATATTATAATTATCGTGTCAAGTGGTTTGGATTTAAATTTTATAAGGTTGTTGTAGACGCGGTTGGTGCAGGCAATGACACGTTTGCACCAGTTGGTCTAAAGAGCTGAACAGTACTTGTTAATGTACCGTCTATGTTTTCATCAACAGCCGGGCCTGCAGCCTTTCCAGCTGGTGGTGTTTGTTGATCTCCAGAGTCGTCGTCTCTGAATTGAATTTCAAACGTTAAAATTGTGGCCGTATTGTCTGCGGCATTCTTTTTAACTTGGATATTGTAATCATTTTCCAAATATACGCCAGCGGCTGCTGGTTTTACAAATATTGTTTGATAACTTGTTGTAAGTCCGTACCAACCAATTCCAGTTGTTGGATATCCGCCTGCGGCGCCTGTTCCAGTATATGTAGTACCATAACTACCAAATTTAATAGTACCCATGTCACTTAATAACGTAGTCCATGAAGTGTTTTTATTTGTTGTGGATCCACCAGATCTGCTGCCACTAAATCGTATTTCGCCGCCAGCATTAAAATAGTGTCTTGCCGCGTTTGAGCTGGCAAAAGTTATTGTAACTGTATGACTAACAACCCCGTTCCAAGATGTAGTACGAGTTTGTCCAGCGCCACTTAATGCTTCTGCTGTTCCTTGATTTGTTGCAATTGTCAAACGATTTGTGTTGCATGTTGTTGCAAAAGTTTTAAAAGTGTTAACAAATGCATCATCAACCAATAGGCTAGTTGTTGCAATACCCAAGCCTGCACTTTCATCAACACCAGTTTGATGTTGTCTAATTTTTAATAAATCAGTTCTTAAGTCAACCCATTGTGCCGCAGTAACTTTTAATGTGGAGTCAACTTGGCCGCTTGTTATTGCCTGTCCATAACCCGAATCAGCAAGACCTGTGCCCAGCAAGAAATTCGCTGTACCTTGAACGTTGTTATAATCAGCGGCATATATTATATTGCCTTCTTCTTTTGGAAAAATTCCTGGTGATCCAGTTGCCATAGTATGTCTCTTTCGTTATCTATTTATTATAGGATTACAGCTTCAATTATTTTTTCGCCTGCATCTTCATTAGACTCAAGAGCAATCGCAAATACATCGGCAGTATTGCCCATTGCGGCCTGTGCTGTTCCATTATTACCAGCAACCAATCGTTGACCTTTTAATATCGACCCTGTTACTCTAACTGGAACACGTCCTTTTAGTGCAATTGCTGTGCCGTCTTCTAACTCACTATTCATTAAATAAGCAGGTTTTTCAGATACTGGACCAATTGCACGGAATCCTACTTGGCAAGCTGTGACTTCTTTGGCGCCGCCAACCATTAACACTGTACCAACAGGATAGTCGGCATCTGCTAGATAGTTTTCAGCCAAGTCAGCGTACTTTGCCTGTAATGCAGTACCACTGAAATTGTTGGCCACTAGGTCACCACTACTTGTTCTAGAAGCTATTGTGTTGTTGCCAGCCGCTTCAGATGCTGTTCTGTAATTGCCACCAACATTTAAACTATCAGCTTGAGTTGCTGTGCCATTGAAGCTAGTAGCATATACTGTTGCAAATCTTAAAGGTGTACTTCCCGCGCCAGCAGTTAACGATCCAATGTTTGAAACGTTGTTTGATCCTGGTAAAATATCAGAGCCAACTAGCTTTAATGGCGTTTTAACACCACTAGAAGTAGTTTGGAATATAATAGTGTCGCTTAATTGATTTTTAACTGTGGGAATAACCCCATCAATATACACTGCAAGGTCGTTATCATTGCCAACTGTATAACCAACATCAGCAAAACGCTGAACAACTGTTGGATATGATGATGCATCGTTTCTTACAAAACTGGAAGCTGATACACCACCTAATTTTTCTGAATTACTTGCAGTTCCCCAGAATCTAAAATCAGTACTTGTTACGCCGGCAACATTAACGCCAGCAGTAGTGTTTGGTGTATTAACTAAAGTAAGACCTTTCTTAATTACGCTAAAGCCTGTAATAGGATTGGTTGCTGTTTTTAAAGTAAACTCATCAGGTGAAATCACATACACTGTAGCATTATTGGCAATAGCTTCAATAATAGCATGTGGCGCATCACTTTCATCAACTACACTTCTAGATCTTAATTGTGTAAGACCAGCATCTGCAACTGCTTGTGGTCCTACTAGGGTAAACCCAGTGCCATTCCATGCATATAACTGTTTGGTACTTGAGTTGAACCAAAAATCACCTACAGAAAGTCCCGTTGGTTCTGTGGTTCCAACTTCTGCTCCGCCAGTAGTTCTAAACTTGGTGCCATCATAAAACTTTAGCTTTTTGTTGGCACTATCATACCAAACTTGGCCAGTAGTTTTCTTTGCAGGCTCAGTAGAATTTGCAAAATTTTCTAATAAAAATACAAAATTTTCATTTTGAACTTCGCCATAACCAGCGTAATTTTTACCAACGAGTTTAATATCAAAGGTATTGTCAACAGTTCCGTCTTCGACAACTGCCGCTAAATTACCATTGTATTTGTTAATATTGTAAGGCATTCCTTAACCCCTTTTGTATATTTATGTTAAACTGGCACATTACTGTATGCCCATCCTCTGTTTGAACCAGTGTACACAAGTGTAAAAGCCGCCCCTTGAGTTGATACCGTCAAATCTGCCGTTAATTTATTAATTTTTGAACCATTTCTTCCAATAGTTAAAGAATATGATGCAAAACCGTTATTACCACCCCCATCAACAAATGATACGCTGTCCCCAACTAACGGGGTTGCGGGAAGTGATATTGTGACTGCCCCTGACGTTGTATCAATTACTAATTGATCCCCACTTACTGCTGAATAATTACTGGTTTTTGTTGCCCATTTTGTTTTAAGATTTCCACCAGTTAGGGTCAAATCTCCAGAAATCTTAACACTGCCTGTGACATCTAAAGTTGATGTAGGAGAGTTGTTAAAAACACCCACTCTCTGATTGATTGCATCTATTGAAATGGCTTCTAGAGTTGCTCCGCCACTGCTTTTTATTTTAATTTTAAAATTCTGTCCAGGAGTTATGCCAACTAGTTCAAACGCATCATTGGTAATCCTAACTTCATTATTTTGATTTGGGCCAAATACTAAAGGTTTTGTATTTTGTATGGTCAAAGTTGACAACATTGATGTATTGCCACCAGATGCTTCTGTACTTACAAAACTATTAGTGGTTTTAGAAGCACCACTTGGGCTTACTAATGCATCTGCTTTCGATGCTGTTATATAGAATTTAGAACCCTCTAGAGTAGACGCATTAAACCCCTTTTTTACTACGCCAGTAAATCCGCTAATTGCAATCTTTGGAGTAAACTCCTCTTTGCTAAAGATACCAAGTAGTGTTTGATTGACCCAGAACTTGACAACGTGTTTTAAATTGTCCGTTGAATCTAAAATACTAACTACTTCTGGTCCTGAAATACCCTGTTCATCAGTATAAAGCGGGCCCGCTAATAATAGATCAGATCCGTCATAAAAATACAACTGGTTTGTTTGATTATTGATCCATAAATCGCCCTGAATTAAACTAGTTGGTGTTATGCTGGATACTATTGGGCCTCCACTGGTTCTAAATCCAGAACCATCATATACCTTTAGTCGACTGTCTGTTGTATCATACCAAATTTGTCCAATTATTGGGAAGTTAGGTGCGCTACTGTTTGCAAAATTTTCTAACAAGTGAACAAGATTCTCATTGAACACTTCACCATAATTTGAAACATTTTTTCCAATTAACGTTAAATCAGTACTCAGTTGATCAATTTTAGAATCATCAAGTTGAATTAGTACTGACCCGTTTGTTTTATTAATTGTATATGCCATTATGCAATCCTACCTGTGAATATAATGTACTTAATTGCTTGATAATGATTAGTAATGCTAATAGGCACATTTAATGTTGTTGATGTAAGGTCGTCCATGTAAACGCCACCGCTATCTACCATTAATTGCCCTTGGCCAACTGCTGTTAGACCATTTGAAGCTTCAGCATTAGTGTCGCTAGGATTACCAGATCTAGGAGCAATAGCATAATATTGTTGTCCAGCATTGCCTTTAAGGTCATGTACGTGTTCTGGAAGATTATTTCGTGTTATTGAAATTTCAGACCTTCCGCCTGTGCCACCTAAAATATCAGCGGAAGCATCTGTAACTCTATCCGCACTACTGCCTGTTCCTGAGTTTGACATGTTATCTAATCCTAAAGGAAACCGTCCTCTAAAATCAGGTAATGCAAATGTTCCAGACCCTGTTAATAAACTCAATGCTTTGTAACTGTATTGCAATACAGAAAATAAATCTGGATATGTTGAAATCAATACTTCTGTACCATCACAAATTAGATATCCAGTTGGCACTGCTATGCCAGCAAATGGAAATATAGCGCCTGCTGGCACTGTTGCAATATTTTTAACAAAATTATTTTTACTGAGTCTTCTAAGAGATCCAGCTCTGTTAATCAATAGTTCATCAGACAATAACGAATCAGTTGCTTCAGTTTTGTTTGCAATAAAACTACTGCTTATAATGCCTGTTAGTACAACCTTGCCTGATGTTGTGGTTCCATTATAATTCACGCTGGAACTTACCACGTCACTGGCCTGTACTATATTATTAGACCCGTCTAGTTGATCTCCTATACTAAATTGTGTAGTTGACGTCAAAGCTGTGGCGGTTCCTGAAATATTTCCAGTTAAAAATCCAGTGACATTTGCTGTGATAGAATTTGCAACTACTTCATCAGCATATACTTTACTCCAACGCACTGCATTGGACCCTAAATTATATGTATTTGTTGTTTTTGGCAGTGCATTTTCTAATGTAGTGGCTCCGGTAACATTCAACCCAGCGCCAATACGTAAAGATTTAGTAATACTTGCGCCGCCAGCAGTTGAAATGCTTCCAGTAGTTAGACTGGAAGCGTCATCAGTGCCTGTAACCAAAACTCTTCCATCAGTTCGTATATTTCCCGTTACATCAAGTCTTTCACTGGGATTAGTCTTATAAACACCAACGTTTGTGTTACTGTCAATCCTTAGAACAGTTTCAGTTGCTGATGCACCTTTAAGTTTAAAGTCTATGCTAGAGCCAGAAATTTTATTTGTAATAACTGCCGAATTGTTATCAATTGCAATAGACAATGATAAATCGCCACCAATACTTACACCAGCGTTATTTCTTACATTAAATCCATAATTTGTAGTACTTGCTTGATCTGCTCTTAAAAAATTAGTAGCGGCAATTGTTGCAGTTCCAACAACAAGAGCATCAGCTTTTTCTGCTGTGCCCCAAAATTTATTTGCAGTTGCACTGGCATTAAAGTTAGTTGATGATAAATTCATGCCCTGTTTAATGTTGCTGAATCCAGTAATTGTTGCCTTAGGCGTAAAATCTACATCGCTTATAATTGCAACCCTTGATCCGTTAACAAATGTTGTTAGTACTGGACGAGTTTGCTCATTAGTATCAATAATTAATTCTATCTTAGCACCAGTTGTCTGCCCTGAACTATATTCTGGACCTACTAACACCCATCCAGAACCGTTGTACAAATGCAGTTGCTGGTTATCAGTATCAACCCATAAATCACCCAATACACTAGAGACTGGTGCTGTAGTTGATTTTTTAACATTTCCTGCGGCTACCCAGTTTGTTCCATTGTATACTTTTAATTGATTTTCACTGCCAGTTGTAGTGTTAAACCATAATTGTCCAGTTATAGGATTACCCGGTGCTGTAGACTTAGCAAAATTTTCTAATAAATGTAAAAAGTTTTCAGCAATATATTGACTATATCCCGCATAATTTTTTCCAACAAATTTTAAACTTTTTTCACTGTTAATTGTTTGATCATCAACAGTTAGTGGAGTTTTTGTAGTATCTGTAAACCTTACTTGATAGCTCATATTATACTCCGCTTAGACCAGTAAGACTTTGAATTCTCACAGTATAGTCAATCTGTATTAGTCTATTCAAACTTTTTTGCACAGGATGAAATATCACGTGAGTTAACAATCTACTGTTGCCTGTAGAACTATAGCTTTTAAGACCTAGTTCATCAAAGACAAAACTATTTTCATTGTCATTGGAATTGTCAAATGCACTTTGCCCGTTAGGCTCGCCGTAGTCCAACAAACAGGTAATAAACACATCAGTGTAATTTACACCAGTGACGTGCCTTGTTTCAATGTAATTTCTAGTGGGGTCTAAATTGGATACTGATCTATCATCAACCACTTTGGTATAAGTCTGATTGTATAGACTAGCATTAGTTCCTGTACTATTTGGGGTCAAATATGTAATTATCCCAGTTGGGTCAACTGCTGTTCCGCCGTTGCCAAAAGCCATTTGATATATAAATCCTTGACCAGAGTTAGCAATGCTATCTGCAAGGGCTATACTAATGTTTTCATAGTGGATGGCATTTCTTTTGTTGACGTAGATTTCTTCAGATTCTGGATTCCAGATCTTGATATGCCCTTCTACGTGTATTCCTGTTAGGTCTTTGCTTTGCATAAGTCTCTCTCAATCAGTATATTTATCGTGGCCATATAGTTGTCTTTTCTTTCAAAAAGTTTGCGATTTTATTGTCAGATTCGGTTAAGGATTTGCCAATATCGTTCCAAACTCTGCCTATTTTCTTGGTAACAATAACTTTTGTTCCGGCAGTCAAGTCGTTAGTTAATCTAACTCCCGCTGTTGTTCCATTTACGGAAAAATCAGCTTCAAAATTTACATCAGCTTCAGTACTTTCGTAATGATTATCTACATTGTGTACACTATAAGGATGTTTCTTTAAACGTTGGTTTCCAACAAAAAACTTCCATTTGGTTTTGTCAGCAGTGAATGATGTTGAACTGGTGTGTGCAGTTACACACTTGTATGTGTAAGAACCGTACATGATAATGTCACCTATTGAGTAGGCTGTTGCATCAGTCCAATTACCCAATATATTCCATCCTCCAACAAACACATCAATTTCATCACACTGTCCGTACTGTGCTGGTATTGTGTCACGCATCCAGGTTGTGTATGCTGTACTGCCATCATTGATTGTACCAGCAGTTGGATTAGGCATATATGGTAAAGGTATTATGTTAGAACTACCGTCGTGCAAGTATGTTTCAATCAACACATCATCGTTGTACGGAATAGTCTCACTAATGCCAATATCTAATACAAACTCACCTGCAGGATGCTTACTTGGAGTTCCAGTACCCAATGTTCCTCTACGAAGTTGTGTCAATGTATTTCCATCTTTTAGATAATATTCAATTCTTTCACCGTTAACATACAGTATTCCTGGTAAATTTCTACTTCTATTAGGTTCAGCTAATACTGCGCCGTCGGCAACCACAATAGTTGAATCATAATAGTTCAAGTCATTTATCAATAATGTCTGTTTGTCTTTGGCCAAACGTTTGTAATGAGTTCTGTTTAACATGTCTTTAAATTGCATATATCCAATTTTAGATTCTACAACTTGACTTGCAAAAGTCAAGATAACAAAATTGTCATTTAACACAGGATCCACAGCCAATTTAATCGACGTTTTATTAGGATTTAATTTGTAATCAATACTGTGAGTCAACAAAGTATTATTTTTAATTACCCAAACGTGATCAGCAGTTCTTGTTTCTCTATTTAATTCCAACGTGCCACCAACAATTTCATTGTATTTAAAATAGTCTACACTGTTTTGAACCACTGACACATCTAAAGATATTTCTGATTCGCTACGTTGAATATCAAGTATATTATGATTAGAGAAAGAAGTTATCTCATAAGTTAAATTACTTGCTGGAGTTGAAGTAAACACAATTGAAGGTTGGGTTGAATCAGTGTCTATAAAATAATCCGCAGTATCAACAATGCCAATAACTAATAATTTTCCTTCAGAATAACTTAGTTCATTTAGTGTGACAGTTCCAGTTGACAAGTCAATGGTATAATCAGTCATTATTGAAATTTCATATCCTGCCAAGTAAATTTTAAATGAATCAATTGTCAGTGAGCTTCTATATTTGTAGCTTGGTATTGTATAGGACAACACATTATTAGCAAGAGTAAAATATGTATAATTAGGACTTGCTAAAATTGTATTTCCTGTGCGTACAATTACATTTGGTTCTTGAGGGAAAGCATCACCAATAGAATTATTCAACAAGTATGTGCTGTTTATTCCATCAGTAACAAATGTTTCTTTAGCCGCTAGACTATACTGTGTAACATCAGTGTTTGATATCAAATAGTTAATGATCTGCCCAGCTGTTGGTGCACTGCCAAATCGTATACCAACTCGATCAACACTGTCATAAGTTGCATCAGTTCTAAACAAGTTATAATTTTCAAGTGCTCCAGACACTACAACCAACGACGATAGTGTTTCTGTCCACGGTGCTGTTGTTATAAACTCAATAGAACTGCCGTCACCAATGAAGTAATCTAAATCTAATATGTCAGTTCCGTTGTATCCAAAACTGGTTACAGACACAATGGCTTTATTGGCCGGTGCTGTTGCAAACTTAACAGTTTGTAAGTCATAGTCAATTGTAAAATCAGTTGTTATTTGATTATTAACTTTTACAACAACTGCTGAACTTGTATTTGGAGTTTGGCCTAAAGCAAAACTTGTTGTTATTCCATCAGCAACATAGTTGTTAGATTTAACATCTGCAGAACCGTTAGTTGGTCTTTGGAATACTTTAACCGCCAGTGCGTCGGTAATTTGACCAGGAACAACTTCTTCAGGAGCTGGACTTGTAGACGGTGTTACAAACCCGTCACCGTCAACAATAATATCCTCAGCCGCTAATCCAGTAGCAGTAGAATACGCCAAGTTACCACCTGATAGTGCAGTGTCATAATCCAATGCAGATGGTGTATTTGCACCATCACTTGTGCTCTTACGGAAAATAACCTGATCACCATCATTAATATCCAACGTTTGAATGTCAGTTAAATTAGGCAATGTTATTATGTTGTTTACCCCGTCGCCTACAAATGTTCTCATTATTGCATTTTCTGGAGCAACAAATCTACCATTTGGTTGTTCTGTACTGCCGTCATACAATCCATAATATAAGTCGTCAATACGTACACCGTTTACATACACATTGATCTGTTGACCAACTGTTGGAGTATAAGGCAAATCATAAGAATATGTACTGTCGCCCACAGTAATAATATAATCGTCAAACGTTGGATCAAACCCGTCCCATACATCATTAAACCACGGAAGAACGTCCCATCCAGCACTTGATTTAAAGTCCAACCCAACAATATTAACACCACCATAATCAATGCCGGTCATTAGTTGTGTTAGGTCTTTGCCCAATTGTCCAGTTTCTGGATTGTAATAAAAATTAATCCTGTCGGCAGCATTTAAATAATTAAAATCTTTTATGTACTTTATAACTATGACATCTCCACTTGCTGGTGATGAAGTAAAAGTTAACAAACCAGAATAAGAAGTATAACCTCTAGAAGTAGATTTTTTACTAGTAACACTATAAGTGTCTCTCAATGCTTCTTGGCCGTTTATTGTAACAATTGTTTTTCCTGTTGTGAGATCTGGGCTCCATTTTAGTGCCCATTGTAATTTAGATCCTGTGCCAGCAAATTGTTCTGTAACATCAAGTTCAGTAATAAAATAATTTTGTGTAGTCCTATCAAATTTAATTTTAATTAAATTACTTCTAACCAAATCATTTTTAATCACTGCTATTGCTCTAGCTTGAACACCATCAACGTTGGTTCCGCCCACTAATTCAATAGTTGGTGCTGTAAGGTATCCAGCGCCAGATGTAACTACATCAACTTTAATAACTTTGCCATTGGCAATATATGCCCTGGCTGTTGCTGTTTTAGATGCGGCGCCCGTAATACTAACAACTGGTTTAGAAATATATCCAGATCCACCATCAACCACTTCAATAGTTTGTATTTTAAATCCCACATTATCTAACCAATTTTTCCAAGGATACTCTGTGATCTCTGAATCAACAAACTGGATTTCTCCATTCATTAATTTAACAGGCAAGGGTTGAGTTGTATTTCCTCTACCAACTGCTGGTATATCAAAGTCACTTACCATTGTTTGCGTATTATCAATTGTGTTGTAAGAACTTACATATTCTCTAATCTTAGTTCTATAAGGTTTAACTTCTGCAATATATTTTTCAAAATCTTGTAAATTGTCATTTGCGTAAGTCACACGCTGTTCTAATTTGCCAACATTATGCATTGCCTTAACAAAACTAGTTTTAAATGCCCAATCAACAAATGTTTGTTCAGACAATGCATATCTTAAACTAGCAAAGAATAACTGTAGATATACTGGTTTAAGATCATCAATTAAAATTTTATTTTTTACTGCATTTAAAATAATTTTTAGTTCAGATGCACCAGAGTTATCAAACGGGTCTGCATCATACAGTGGACCATCAAACCCTGAGCTTGTTGACGAAAACTGATAAAATTTGTTTGAGATTTCTATAGTGCCGTTTTGACGACCTATGACTTTATAGCTTTGTGTATAATCAATTGAATCAACATTGGCATATTTTTCTAATAACATCCATCCTGCTGATCCAACAGTTTTTACTTTGACTGTTTGACCTATACTAGTTGATAATGAAAATAGTTGATATGTGCCATCAACAACATGATCAATTTTACTAAACTGGTTGTATCCAGTATCATACCAGTCTATATAATCCCAAAAATCTTGTACATTATATGCTTGTGATTTGGTTCTAGACCAAACAGACGAACTGATATCATAAGCATAAATTGACCAACGATTTAATGCATTTGAATCACTTTTTACCAATACTGAAAGTGGTCTAATTGACAGTGTTGTACTATTAGAATAATTGTTTCCACTATTAACTATTGTTACACCAGTGATACTACCAGTATCATTGATAGTAGTTTTTATATGTGCGCCGGTTCCAGAACCAGATATATTGATTTCCGGAGCATAAACGTATCCAGCTCCAGCATTTGTAATGACAACATCAACAATTCGTCCATTAACAATTACTGGCGTAGCAGATGCTTTAATCACTGCTCCGGTATTGATTAGGCGCAATTCTTCATAAGTATCAACCACAAAATCATAAGACCCCATTATTGTTGATGGGGGTTCTTCGTAGGAATTAAAATCAGTTAGGTCTGCAGAATCAGCAATTAACACATGACTTAACTCTGAATTTAAACGCTCAATGTATTGTTTCAATGCTTCAAGTCTATTGACAAACATACTTTGTCTTGGTCTAAACTGGATGCCGTATTTTTGTTTAACAGGTAAATTAAAATCTGGAACTACTCTATTATTATCGTCAGCGCCCACTAGGCTATCAATCCATTTCTTTTCAATGGCAGATGGTATCACAGTATTTGGATGCTCACTGATCAGTTTCCACTCTGTATGAATATTTAGGTCATCACTGTCCACTAACCAATATTGCACTGCTAACACAATATCTGAATTCTGTAATAGTGTTTCTATGTTAACTAAACTAAAGCTGTTGGCACTGGTAAACTCAATAAACTTATGTCCATAACTTTTTGGATCAGAAATTAAATTAGCAACATCTTTAGCTGAAATTGCTCGATCAATCACGTTTGGAACTATGGTTTTATTTTTTACCCAGAAATAATAAGTGTTTTTAAATGCCTTGCTAATTGTATCATAACGTTTTTTAACGCTGTAAACGCTGTTGCCATATAAACTTGTGCCACTGATTCCCAAAGTAATACCAGCTTCGGTATCAGCTTGTTTGTCCCACTCTGCAGGAGTTAGTTTGGATTCAACCCACTCATAAATGTCAATACTTGCACTGTCGTAAAGAGTGTTCCAAGTTGAATTTTTATAAACAACATCTCCTATATAGCTATCTAAAAATTTGGCCTTGGTCATGTTCCACCACAACATGCCAACTTGATTGCTGGTCCATGACATGCCATCATCAACATTAACAGTGTCAGTGCCTACAGAGTATGTTGCTGGATCGTAATAAGTTTTAAATTTAATTTCTTGTTCAGCTATACCAGCAATTTTTCCCTGTACAGGATCTATAACATCTAAGTATGTTACTAGTGCATTTGTTTTCTTATTGTATAGGAAAACTTTTTTAATTTTACGTAAGTCAACTACATCTGCTTCAACTTGAATTTGTTGCCAACTATACGAATCTTCTGCTTTTACATAAGTGTAAATTAATCCAGATTTAATTGAGTTATATGTTGCAAACGGTGCTGATGTAATAATTGTATTATTACCTGCGGCAAATGCGTATCCATATTTGTCAGTTGAAGCATTATTCAATGGTAGTGATTCAGCAAATAAGAACTGTGTGTTATATTTGTCATATACATCAAATCTACCAATGTCTTTATTAACAGTTGCAATTCTAGTTGAACCAGAATCAAATAATGTAGAGTTTGTGTCAAAAGATGTTGTTGTAATACTGTCGCCCAACGTGCTAAAAATAACTAGACTTTTATCATTATTAATAAACTGAACTCTTGCACCAAACGCTTCTGCAGTTTCTGGATTTCTATTTTTTATTAACTGGTCTGCTGTGTAAGTTCCAACCGCTAATTTATATAAACGCACAAGGCCCTGATCTGCTTGTGTGCCGTCATATAATATACTTCCAATTGCAATAGTATCCCCGCTAGTTGTTACAGCAACACTTTCACCATAACGTTCAGGATCAGTTGCACCAGATGTTAGTGTTTGAGCCAACTCATATAACGAACTTGTGTGATTGTATACATACACCTTTCCAGCGTATGCATTTGCATTTGGCGCTGACACTACTAGTGTAGAACTATCTGGAGTTATATCAAAGTCATATCCAAAGTTATCACCAACGGTGGTTACAGTTTCTACTGCGCCTTCTAACGTCCAAGCTGATGCAGTTCCAGTATATGAGTACAATCTACCTTGACTGCTATTGTATGCTGGTTGGCTAACGATCATCCTATAGCCAATGCTTGTTGATGCTATTTTTATTTTAGATCCGTATTGTTGACTGTTGCCAGCGTTGGGACTTGTTAATGTTGAAACATATTGATAGTTTCCATTAACATCAACACTATACATCAACACTATACCTTGACTACTATTATGTGTGGGCGACGCTATGGCTATCCATTTACCGTCTGGGGATACTGCAAGAGTTGTGCCAAATCCTGTAATTGTTGAATTTGCCAATGTTTGGCTTTTGACCCATCCTGTTGTACTTACTAGTGATGTTTTATAAACATATACTTCGTTATTGTCTGTGCTTGTTAATAACACACTTGCGGAAGTGTTTGTTGCTAATATTCTTCCAAATTTTTCTGCAGTTTCTGCAAATGTATCGGCGAGTGTTTTCTTTTCGTACACTGGAGAATTTTGCCATACTGCATTTTTTCCAGCGCCATTATCGTCAGTCCACAGTAACTCATTTGTTTTTAATGTCTTAGGAAGATTAAAATTACTATCTATACTTGGCGCACGTTGCGATGCAAACTTGTAAAACAACACTTGAGCACTGTCCTGGAATGGTGTTTTCCATTCTTTGATTTCAATATCAATAGTTGCAACTGATAACTCTAAAGAACTAATCTTGTGGAAGCCTTGTATTTGTGATGAGTTAACAATACCAATTATATCACCAACTGCTAGATCAGGTATTCTATCAAAATCAAGAGTTAGAACTTTATTACTATAGCTAATATCTTCTGCAAAAAATTCTGCTTTTGTAAATCGATAAACTTGCCAAGACCTGTCTTGAAAAGCGCACCATACATAATCGCCTTCTGTAAAAGTCGTAATGTCTTTACCAATAACATTGCTTAATGAGTCAACATTAATGCTGACTTGTTCGTATTTTACAAACCCTGGGGTTCTTAGATACGGTGTAAACAATTTGTTAACTGGCCACGGTGAATTATTATAACCTGATGGTTTAACATATATTTGATTTGGCGTTTGACGTATTACAAAATCAACCAGCGTTTGATCCACAACATTTACTAACTCAAATGCCTGTGGGTTTGTTTTGAACAATTGTTCATTTAAAGAAATTTCTATTTCATCAAACGCATCTGCTCCGCCGTACTGACCAACACGCACGGCCCATTCTTCATTAAAGTCTATACTCTCTGCATCATTAGCAGATAACACATCAAATAATTTGTTCAATACATTTACTGAACCTTTTTCAGGAAGCATGCCTTGGAAAAATTTATATTCACTTACATCATTTTTAATAATGTTTTCTAAATATTGTCTCTTTTGATAGCCAATTAAATGTTGTGCGATTTTTTGTTGTTGTGAGTCAAAATTATCTGATTCTAAATCATAAAAATCTGTAAACTGTTCTGCTTTATAGTCCCAATTGGGTAATAGCTCAGATGTTGGCTTATTTGCCAGTTTAACCCAGTTGCTAGAATTAAATTCTTCTACTCCTGGTAGAAACTTTTCAGCACTATAGTAAAATTCTTTGTATTTTACAATATCGCCTAAATTATAATCTACCCAAGGTTCCCAATTTGATATTTTTGCTTGATCAAAGATAAATCCTGGTATGTCAAATCCACCGTACCAGTCAATGGTCTTATATCCTGACACTTTAATTCTATCTTGTTTATATCCAGCTGGTGCATTGTAAATAGTATCGTTAAACTGTGTAGTATTATCTAAAATCAATACATGTTCTTTTTGTACTAGGAATAACCCAGCACCATATATCCCAACACCGTTAACTCGCGGACTGAAAGAAAATAAGTTATTTTCACGAGTATAATTTAAAAAGTTTTGATCAAACTTTAATCCGTCAGCTTTAAAAATTTCATATTCATTAAATCTATCTCTAATGTCATCAATAACATTGTATGGCACGTTCATTGACAGTCCCAGTGCAGATGGACTTAGTGTAATAACACTGGCACCGTCTTGAGATAATCCATCTAATTTAATATATAATGTTGCCTGAAAAACACTGCTAGTTTGGTGGTCTCTAATAGATTTATAAAAGTCGCCGTTGTACAATACCACTTGATCAGCAGTATATTCTGTTTGCTGATTCCATTCTTTATATTTTTGTTCTCCAGCACTCCAGTTTTGTGTGGTCCAGAATAAAAACTCTTTAACTGATGTTTCCCAAGATGCTACAGCTTTTAAATTGGTGTTATAATCATCAAACACAAATCCTTGATCTTTTAAATATTCTCCATAACCTTGAAGAAAATCCACAACTTCTTGAATTGAGCTGTAGGTTGTTCCGTAATTTACAATATTGGGTACTCTATCCCATGCTTTTCTTAAATTGGCATTTCTTCCACCAATTATTGGCAACACAGCTAATTTTTGATACAATGAAGAATCAAAGTTAGTTTGTGCTGTATGATTTGATTTTACTCTATAGTAAATATTATTGTACTGTACAATATTGCCAGCAATGTATACTTGTCCTGATGTCCAGTCAGTATATGATTCACTAATGCCACCAACATTGATATCGTTACCTGGTTGTACCCACGGATAATAATAAAAGAATGGTTGTGCTTGACTATACCCTTTAACTTCATAACCTATACCAGATCTTGTCAACACCTTGGTAACAATTACACCACTATAATTTAATTTTTTAGTAGGCGATGAAGTGTTTAAAAATATTGAGTAGTTTTCTTTAGGAACAAATACTCCTGAAATAGCCGACGGCGACTTACTATCTAAAATTAGATTTAATTTATCCTTGCTTGTGAATCCGCCCAATCTATGGCTAAGATGATTGTTAAGATATTGTAAATCATATTTGTATTCAGTTAAGGATTTTAGATTATCACTCAATATATAATCAACAATGTAATTTATTAGTCCAGCAGTTTGTATTCTCACATTCTCAGATGGCACTGACGGAATTACTAAATCTTCTAATTGTAATCGTAATCCAGTTTCTTTGTAGACTAATTGATTATTTTTATTTTTAATAATCCTAGATCTATCTAAACACGTTCCTAAAACTTTATTAGGTTGCATTAATGTTGCGGCTAGTATAACACTAAATGAATAAAATGAACTTCTTTTCCATGCATTTTCTACTGGGCTTAGATCTCCAAATACAAAGTCATCATTTGCGCCTTGTAGATTTATAAACCCTTGAACAATATTGGCCGCGACTGGATTTAACAATGCACCGTTTTCGTCAACTGGCACTTGCGTTGCTAATATAGGTCTAGCAAATTTCTCATTTCTAAATATTAATTTATTTGGTTCTCTAGTAATGCCATCTTTTAAATCAGCCCACAACAAAAGATTATCACTAGTATAAGGCGCGGGCCCATAAACAGTTTCCCACCATGTGGGTTTAATACTAAATCCTAAACTTTCCCATGGACAAATATGGATTCTATCAGTATCAAAAATCCAAGAATAAATTCCTCTCCAGTATCCTGGAATATCTCTACCATCTGGGGCTGTGTTTTTTCTATAATTATATGTGAAGAGATTTTCTGGAGTGTATGTTAACGGTTTTGTAAAATCTCTATCTATTAAAGTCGTCCACTGATAAAAGTTAGGTGCAAGAATTTGATTAAATTCACTTAGACTATAGGGCGTATTTCTATTATACCCTGGAATAAAATCTAAAATGTCAAAAATTTCAGGGTCGTAATTAACTTTAATGTTGTTAAAAATTCGTTTTTCAATATCAAGAATTAGATCATCTCTATAATCGTTATAAGCTAAAACAATACTGCCGTCATGACCTTGAATAACGTATTGTGGAGTTATAAGGGTTGTATCTAAATATTTTTTAGGTTCGTATTTTGGCCACATGCCAATTGACGTTGGCGTAGCTGGTATAAAACAACCGTCTGTACTTTCATATTCATATACTGTGATAATATCGTTATCTTGTAACGCATATGTATTTGTAAATTCAACAAATCCAGTAGAATTAAAAGTATAATCATTGCCATATAATACTTGCACACCATTTACATAAACATTAACTGCTTTATTAGATAGTGTATCTAATGAAAAGATATCAGTCAATGGGTAAGTTTTTATTCTGTAATCAACAACAGTATAGTCAGTTTTTGTTGCCGCGCCATAGCCAATCATATCACTAAAATAATATGGTGTTGATTTTGATTTATCTTTATTATGTTCAAACAGTATGTTATCAACAAATGTTTTAACATCACTCGTTTGTTCTAAACTTGTTGCAAGATTTACAAAGTTTCTTTTGAACTTTCCATACTCATCACGTGCCTGTTTTAATGCTTTAATAACATTTGCATTTTTAGATGTTAGGTGATACAGGCCCACATTTAAAGGGCCACTATGTTGAACAAATTTTGTTCCGTAATGCGATAAGTTTCCAAGATCTCTTAAATTTCCAGGTCCTGGATATGATCCAATAAACGTTGCTGTGTTGTCAATAATACTATCCACATGGTCAATAGCTTCACCCAATGTAAAAGTATCAATATTTTGATTTAACGGATTGTTTTGGAAATTAATAGGAAATTCATAATGCCCTCTTTGATTTTTATCTTGGCTGCTAAAACATTTTAATGTAACAACTGTGTTAACAGCCGCTGGTGTAGTTAGTACTACCTGTTTGTATTTGGATCCATCTGTTAATGTCCACAGGGATTTATCTAAACGTTTCCCATCAATATACACCCTAACTTCTAAATCACTTAACTGTCCAATGTCATCATATACATCTACAGGAAATACTGTACCGCCAATATTTTTAAAAATTCTAATAACTGGTTGTACATTGCTTATTAAATTTTTTGTCCAGCCGTTATCAAACGTATTTGTTGTTAAGTCAATAACAACTTTTAAAAATTTAGAATCAGTATTTGATGTAATTACATTAACTCCTTCTTTATAAGAAAAAGTATTCTGTAATAAATCAAAGTTAAAAACAATATCACCAATGTTATTGATATTTTTATATGTTAGTGCAAAACCCAACACGCTATCAACAGTTCCTAAACCAACTTTGTATGAAAATATTTTATTTCCAGTAAAAGTTGAGCCTGGATATTTTGTAATATCTGATATTGATACTTCATCGCCATCATATAAATCAAACAACGGTGACTGATTAACGTTGAGTTTTTCTTGGGCCAGTTTCCATGTTGTGCCGTTAAACCAATAATTTTTTCCTTGGTTGCGATTTCCAGATCTAACTAATACTGTTTGGCCAGTTAGCGGATCAGTGTCAGTTTCTTCAACTAAATGGATTTGTCTAACTGGATTTTTACCAGCTTCATGAACTGTGATAAAATCAACTTTAAAAATTCTATTGTTTGCTAATACATCTGTATCAGCAGTAAACAACACCCTGTGACCTTGAACCAACGGCACATTATCAATAGTGTAGCCTAACGATCCTTCAATTGTTGAAAACACATCCTGTGTATAATTGTCAACTAAATCAACGTCTAATTTCTTAACTGTGCCAAAATTAAATAATTTGAGATTAGATTCAAATTCAATAATTGGTCTAGTGGCTCGTTGTGCTTGGTCTAGCACTGGGTCTAATCCGTTAGCAGATGCACTTTTTGTAATTACATCCTGATGGAACCATCTATTATATCGACTCCACGGGTTACCATCAATATTTGATCTGTTAATAGTGATATAGTCTTTTTTGCCAGCATATGCAGTTGCATTACTAAAAGGCAATGTATCAAATCCACCGTCATCAAATAAAACAGCAGTTGCTTCTGAATAACCAGTAATAATTTCTAAATCATTTTCAGGTATTAACTTGATTTCAGAGCCAACACCCTCAACATAAAATGTACCTTTAGAATAGACTGCGGGCGTAACTTCTCCAGAAAAAGTAACTTTCATTCCGTTACTTAATTCTACTCCGCTTGCTAGTCTATAAGTTTTCTTTTTAATAACTTCTGCTTCAACGTCAATGACTGTATTCTCTGTGATATCAAAAATTTCAAATACGCCACCCGTGTCAGCAGAATTTTCACTTACATAATACAACACATTGGGAGAGTTTTCTGGAACTGTGAATGTTATTGTACCTGCTCTTACAGCATTGGCACTAACACCAGTTGTGTATCTAAATAAATCTCCTGAAACACGTTGTGTTTTAATACTAAAAGGTTCTTGTAAACTGTCAATCTCAAAATGATATGTTTGACCCCTATATAATTTAAGTGTGGGGTTTCGAGTTAATCCGTTTGGTGTAAACAAAAATGCTCTGTTATCTTCTTCATCAACGGCTATTACTTTATAAGTGCTAATAACAGCTTTTTGTTGCCCAGGAATATTAACAATACTAGGACCATATGGTAACCAATAGTATTGTTGAAAATTAACAAGTTTATCCCAACTTACATGTGGATTCCAACTGTAAAATTCTTGTTCATTTAATTTTTTGTGATTTTTAGAAATGCCACCTAATACATCAACAGTATTAACATAGTCAATATAATCTTTAAAAAACGTAACATTGTCCAACTTGTCTTTTACAACCGCAGATGGTTCTAACTGATAATCTTGTCTATTGGTAGTTACTGCATCAATAAAAACATCAGTACCAGTTACAGCTTTGGCATTTTGTCTACCAATGTAGCCATTAAGTTTTTTAACTGTTCCAGACTGTGTTAACTGATCTAATGTGGCTTGAATGAACTTTTTGTTAGACTCTGTTCTATAATATCTAGGAAGTAATCTTGCTGTTCGACGTTTTTCTCCCTTGTTAGTAGGAAGGCCGTATTCGTTTTGTTCTTCAGCCATTAATAACTCCCGCTTGTACTTGTAATAGTTTGCTGTGACGATATTGTTGGTGTTGTAGACACAGTTCCTGTTGCTGATATATTACTTGAAGTAATACCAGCAATAATTTCAATATCATCAGTTGTTGCTCCGTTTATAAACACTTGATCTGATTCAGATCTAATTTCAAACAAGCTACCAAAACTTAAATTGCTCTGTCTAGGAACAATTAAAAAATTAACCAAGTAAGGTGCAGTACGGTTCATAACATATGCAGACAATTCAGAGAAGTAAAAACTGTCGCCAAACTCCCAATTTTCTAAAGCAAAAAATTCATTAATTGCTGACAGTACTCGTGATTTAATATCATTATCACTGATTGGTTGTTCTGTATTTTTTATAATTTTAAATGATGCTCTCACGTCTATGGATGCCTTTGCGCCAAATAATACTTTGTATTTTACTGGGTGATAAACAATTTCATCACTAATTGCTTTGATTGGTGCCAGTAAAGGTGCCAAACTCAGTGACAGTTGATCTGAACTTGATGGTAAAGGCTCAGTTGTTAAATTGCCGCTGATCCATTGTCTAAAAGATGTGTCATATTCTTTTGTTAATACAAATAAATCAATAATGTTGCTTAGTCCTGGATCAATTCTTGTTTCATAATCTGCACTATGCACATATTGAAATTTGATATTGTCTCTTCCTTGGAATACTTTATATGCAATTGATACATCTAATGTAGACGAAGATTTATTCAGTTGTTTAACAACGTTGGTATCTATAAAATAAAAATATTGGCCGTTTGTATATTGTGATAAACTGCCTATTGCTGTTTCTGTTGCAAATATTTTGACCTTGTCGTCATCGTTGGACACGTAACGATATTCCTGTTGACCAGTTGTAATGTCATATCTTTCTAAAACTATATATTTTGTCAAAGGTGCTGTTGTTGTAGCAACAATTGATTCAAACACTTCAGGATCATCAACAATTCCATCATCATTACTGTCACTAAATGCTAGTTCAATTTTTTTAGTATCAACATATCCATCTAATCCAACAAATTCTTTGTTTATTTCCCATGTTAAGTCGTAAGTAAACGAAGATGTTGCATCAGGTTTGGTATTGATACTGAGTACTTTAATTTTGTCTTTTACAATGCTGTTTGATCTACTGTCATAAATTTTGTTAGATGAATCGTAATAAAATCTAATTTGTTGATCACTCTCAAATATATAACGCAACCGTCTGCTGGTAACTGTATAAAACTCAGTGTCTGTTGTAAACAATAACAGCCAACTAGAATCCAACTTTTGATTTGTATTATCACCTTGCTTACCTAAACTAAACAAGTCTTTAATGTTCAAGTTGCCTTCAAAAATAATTTTCCAAGTTTTTGTTATAATGTCGTAGCGTAATCCAAACGGCTTGTTTGCAAAAATCAACTCAATCATTGAGCTAATAACATTGGCATCAATGGTTGTGCGCCATTTGGGAATAATCTGAGATACAATGGCAGTTTCTGGCACTACTACATTTAAAATAATAGGACCACTGCCGTCATCTAATACGCCTGTACCATTGTTTGTTCCGTCACCAACTACGCTTACAACTTTTGCCCATATGGTTTTTGTGAGATTAGCAGACTCAATGGTTGTAGTTATTAGAGCATTATTATTGGCTCGATCAAAATATTTGCCAGTTGGGGCTTGGAATTTTACCAATGATCCTGCTTCAAAATATTGAAGATCAGTTGCCGCAAACGTGCCTGTACGATATGCAGTAGCGTCCGTTGCATCTCCAACATATCCAGTACTTTCACTTGTATCCGAGGTCTTTTTAAACCAAACAATATTCAAACTATCTGTTGCAATTTTAATAAATTTAGAATAGTAATAGTTTCTTAGTGTTGTGTCTTTTAAAATGTCAATAATTTTATTGTAAATTACACCTTCAATGTCAGTTCTTGACAAATAGTTGAATCTAAAACTGTCTGAGTATTCTTCTTTATAAACAGCACCATCATCACCAAACAAGTTAGTGCTGGAATATTTTCCTGTAGGATCAACAAGGTCAAAATAGCGACTGATGCCACTGCTTGTTCTGTTGACAGCTTTAATTTTTACAACTTCTTGACTTACGCCTAGGGGACTAATATTGTAGTCCTCTCCAGTAATCATTCTATTTTGTGTGTAATAAGTTGCTGGAGCATTTTGTTTAATGCTTATATTGCTTTCTGTTGCTGAACTGTTTGATACAGAAGTTTGCAATGCCATTGTGATTGTTAAAACTTCTGCTTGACCGACATTAGACAAGTACGGAATATCAATGCTTACATTTCTAACGTCTTTAGGATTAATTGTATATGATAACCCATTGCTTACCCTATAGTAAGTTCTAAATGTTCCCAAAGGCAATGTACCAAATGTCCCGTCACTAAACGTTAAACTAACACGATCATTAGTACGTGTTATAACGCCGTAGATATTTTTAATGTCCTTTTTAAGACTATTATAAATTATGTTATTACCTTCAAAACTTGGGACTTTTGCCCATAGTTCACTTTCAACGCCAGTAGAGCCTAATCTATAAAGCCATACATCATCATCGTTAATGTTGTTTGCATCAATGTCAATAATCTCATTTGTGCTGGGCTGTGTAATTGTAAATGTGCCAGTGTTTAAATTGCCTTGTTTAAAGTGAAGGAAGAACCCGCTTGTTGGGCTGGCTGCTCCGCGGCCATCATCTCTATACAAAAATGATAAGTTTTTGCCTGCTTGCGGCGAGTCTTCAACTATTACACTTGAATCTTCAATAACTGTACTGACTATTTCAAAATTCATGTTTCTGCCGTCAACAGTTTTTGTAAATCCGTAAACAGGAACACCTGAATTGTAAGTTTGAAATCTATATTGTTCTGTTGGAATTCCGTAAACTGATGCTTTGTCGTCAGGACTTCCAAATTGTCTAGATGCTGGTAGTGAAGAATTGATTACTTTGATAAACTGATCATACCAGTTGCTGTTTGCAGGATCATTCCACACAACCACTTGACCAGCTAGATTTCTTCCGTTGCTGTCAATAACAGTTTGTGTTGTTGAAACGCTTTGAAACTTCAATAACCCGTTAGCGGATTTATTACGTTTGGCATTGTAACTTAATAAACGTGCCAAACGTAATACACTTTCACGACGCTCTGCTAGCTCTAAAAAGTTTTCACGGGCATTTAAATCAACGCGGAAAGCTATGCTTTGGCCCAAGAAAGCAATCATGTCTATTAGGGCAAGGTATTCGCTTGATTCAATATAATCGTTATAATCTTCTGGGTAATTTTCACGCAAATAACTAATCATTACCCTACGTAAATTCTCAAAGTCGTAGCTTTGGAAATCAGCGTTGCGGAAACTTTGGTATATACGTTTCCAATCTTCTGCTACTAGTAATCTATTTTGTCTATCAGTTGAGGACATATCCGCTTCCTATATCATGTATATTTAGCGGAATTTATAATGTGCGTGTTTAATTAACCAATCCCGCGGCTTGGTCAAATCTAAATCTTAAACTTTCAGAAATGTTGTACGGCATGTAGGTTAGCGTACATTCTATTTGGATTCCGCTGTCATATGTTGTGAGGATAATTTCATCAGCACGTACCCTAGGGTCATAGTTAATGATATCTTCAACGTTTTTTATAATTGCACTTTTGAGTTCTTCCGTCAAAGGTTCAAACAACAAGTCCCAAATAATAGTTCCAAATTCAGGATTTTGTAGTCGTTCGCCCTGTCTAACATGAAAGTGATTTAAAATGTCCTGTTTAATTAACGCTAGATCATATAGAGTATAGCTTTCGCTGTCAGCACTAATTGTGCTAAACCCTCTATAAGTCCTTGGTAAAGGAGCTGAACTTTTAGGAGTTTTACCTTTAATTGAAATCTTATCGTATAATCGTTGACTTAGTGCCATCTAATATTTACTCCTCTGAACCTTTAATTTTAGCAAAGGTATCTGTTGTTGTACTGTATTCTTTCCAACCTGCTGGTACCGCAATATCACTGCCTGCTTCCCTATCAGTCATTTCAGGTTTAAAACTTAGTGGATCTAAATTCTCATGATGCGGCCATGGTTCATGACCTGGTATACGCAACATTATACTGTCAATTGTTTCTCCCACATTGTCTGGATTGGCAAACGTAGTCAATGCTTCTGCAACTTCTGCTTCTGCGGCCGCTGGACCATTCATATGCACTTGGGCCGCAGTTTCTAAATGATTACCACCTGACTTGATATTAGTACTGCCGCCAGCTGTAAATTTATTATCGCCAGTGGTGTTCATGTTAATATCGCCAGTGGTAGTTATGCTACCATTTTCACCTATTATTAAATTGAAATTTGTACCCACTTCTGTTTGAAATCTTTCAGCAGATTTAATATTGACATTCCTACCAGCTTCAAAGTTGATATCTCTATCTGCATAGAAATTCATATCTTGTTTGGTGTGTACGCTGACACTGTCTTCAGCGTAGATGTCAATTTTGCCATCACTGCTTAGTTCTATCCAACTTGTTCCACGAGCATTGCCAATATAAATTAAATCCTCACTGTTGTGAAATAAGATTTGATGCCCTGTACGTGTACGTATTCTCACAAGTTCATTATGAGGTATTGTTACATCGCCATCAGTTTCATCTTGTTCAACGCTGGCATATTCTGGTGGACCTTCACTGGCTGTAGTTTTACGTACATATTTGTCGTCACCGTCATCCATTACAAATGTAGTACCACCTAATCTACTTACAAATGCTCCAGATATTTGATGTTCAGCTTTGCCAACTTTGCCTTTTTTGGCGCCTTCTTGTTTGTCAATTGGACCAGGTGTGCTGATACCAAATACGCTACTGGGTGTTTCTCTTCTGGCACTACTGGAAGTTATGCCTCGGATATCATCTTTTAAAAGACCCTGTTCACTTAATATTGCTGTAAAAGGATGTTGCGGTTTTTTATTTTTTGTACTGTCTGAATTGCCTACATCAACAACTCGCTTGTTGTATTCTGCAACAGGAACACGTTCTTCATCACCTTCAATATTAAAAGATGTGGCTGCTAGGCCAGGTGTCATGAAGTTTATGTTGTCATCTTGTACACATCCTATCCAATAACCGTATCTAGGATCACTGTCAATAAAAAACACAATTACAGTACTGCCAACATCTGGCGGCACTGCCCACCATCCATAACTTTTTTGTGTGTTGTTATATCTAGAAGATTCGTCTGTTTCGTCATCTGTTACATAGTCAACAGATGTTGATCCAGCAAATGGGCTCATGTATTTTACAACATGCAATTGCCCTTCTTTACCGGGATCACTACCAACTTCGTGTAGAAGCTGAACTTCTAATGCACCCATGTAATTTGGATCCAAGTGGCTCACGACTTTTGCAAGGAAAGGGCCAGGGCTACTGTTACCTGATCCCGTTGCTACTCTGGTTTCTTCTGCCATTATTCAGCACCGTTTGGTGTGTTAGGATTAAAGTTATTTGCCACTATAGACACCAGTGTCTTACCAGCTGAACCATCATCCTTCACATCTTGACCTACCATTCTAGTTAAAGACAACACTTGTGTAAATTGTCCTTTGCTAAAACTATTTTCAACTTTTGTTACCATATAAAGTCCACTGAATTGTGGAACAATCCCGCCATTTGGAAAATCATATCTTCCAGTGCTACGACTAATATCTATTGGATTTCTAAATTTAACATTGATATACACAGCACCATCTTGATTATTAATTGCGCCGTCTGCGTTAATGCCTTTTAAGTTTGTTGCTTGAGCTGAATAATTACCAACACCACTATCACCAATAAAAAACGGATCTCCTAATATGGTCATATCCAATTGCACCATATCACTGCCTTCAGTTATAGCATCGTAAAACTGTCGTGCAGCCACTGTGGCTGCACTATCAACTAGACCGCCTTTACCACCAGTACGTGATTTAATTTTGTCTGATTCAGATTGTGTTGGCACTTGATTCAACGCAACCCCGGCATTTTCTGAACTTAGAGAGCCGTCAGCGGCCCTAGTTACTCCACCTTCTGTACTACCTTTATCATTAACTTCTTTAGGAATGTCTGTGGCAAGTCCACCAGTTTCAACAATGCGTTGTGCGCCTTGATTGTTTTTTCCGCCATCAGCTGTCAGTGCTGTATAAAAAGCCGCGTTAAATTCAATGTTAAAATTTATAATATCTAAATTTTTACTTGTGTACAAGTAATTGTATTCTTTTATTGCATCAAGTTTTAATTTTTCCACACCTTTAGCTGGCTGATTTGGTGCCATAAATTTACTATGGTGTACTCTATGCGGAATTACTCTGTATACTACCAAGTTGGGTTTGCGACCCGTTTTACCAAGATTAGCATCAGAGTCCAATATATAAAGTTGAGTGTCAATTTTCCACCAGTTAATAAATCCGTCTTCACTGATTTTATCTGGATCCAATGCTTGTCTACCGTAGTCACTAGCAAGAATTACTTGATTAATTACATTGGGAATATCAGTGCCCTGTGCAAAACGTGCTTCACTGGATGTTTTACTTACACTTACATTACCACGTTTATATGTGCCACTTTTTTCATCATATACTGCGTTTTCTTTTCCAAACCCAGCATCACCTTTTCTATACTCATTAAATCCCATGCTGGAAATACCAACTGGGTTGATATTATCTTTTTGTACAAGATTAAAATTATCACTGCCACGAGCAACACCTAATCTTTTAAACACATTTAAGTTTGATTGTTTTTCATTTGGGTTTGATGTTGCCGAAGATGGATTGCTTGAGTCATCTGTTGCACTGGCAGCATCACTAGTCTTTAAATCTGTTGGAAAAACTATTAATATTTGATCTGGTACTTCAACATCTTTTCTTTTTACAGTTTCTAAATATCTATCATTTACAACTTTTTGTAAACTTTTAGCACCAGTCTGAATCATTTCTTGCACAGTAGACCCAGAAATATTGATATCAGTTTTAACTTGACTGTAGGTTGTATTGTGTGCTTTTTCATTCCACGGAATTGCTGTACAATTATAGACACTTCCATTACCACTAACTCTCATGGTAAGGTTCATAATTTTTATAGGGAAAAATTTTGTAGTTCCAGGAATTTGCACATTTTGTCTAAGGGCATCAATATGCCCTTTAAACTCCAACCTTAATAACAGAGGACAATCTACATAATTGGAGTAACCTGATTCAGCGGCGGCAATTTGTAAAGATTGAAAAAACAATCCCATACTATAAGGCTCAGTGATATCAAAACTTAGGCCAGTGGCATTGGTATTGCCAGTAGATTTATCCATGCCCATCATGCCACTAATTTTTACATTTTCAATAAAGTAATCAAACTTTCCTTGAGGATTGTCAACTGAGCGATACGTTGTAGATATCCTATCATTGGGTTCGCCACTGCCAGTTTTTAAAATTAGCGGGCCCAACTTTCCCTTGCGATAACTCTCGTCTGGAAAGTTTAAATCTTGTGGACTTAGTACGCTAAGTGTCCAAACATAATTGTATGTTGCAAAATTATGTAGCACGTTTGGAAACGGCGGAGTGCCAGGAACATTGACAACTGTCTTGGCTGCTTGTATTAATTTTTCTGGATTAAAATCAGCAATTTTAGGAACTATATCAATAAGAGATTTTAATTGTCCAGGTATTGCGTTAGTTAATGAGCCAGCTAGATTGCCAGCGCCAGCTAGTGCGGCATTTTTTAAACTGTCTAATGATGCTCCTGCTGTTTGTAATCCTGATACTACACCAGAGCCGTTAACTGCATTTTTAACTGCGTTAGTTGCTGTAGTCGCAGCCGATGTAATGTCAAATGCCATACTATTAGTTACCTAGTACTTGTTTCAAACTACTATTTTTAGGAAGGTAAATTTGTGTTCCAGGAACAAAGTCCCATATAGGATCTTGAAGCACATCTAAATTACGTTGTATAAACACCCACCACAAATTAGAATCTTCATACAAGTCATATGCCAACAAATCTGGTCTATATGTATATTGAGGTTCAATTGTGTACAAGTAATCATCAGATTCTGCACTTACTGGTCTAATAGTCAGCGTATCTAAATAATTTTTTGTAATGTCTGTTTTGTACCACGGACTGTGGTTATTGTATTGAGCCATTATACATATCCTTTACTTACATAAGCACCATTTACAAATTGTTGTAAACTAAACTGTCTTACACTTTCTCTACTGTAGACTGGCATTATAGTAATAGTTAGGTCGCTTTTAACTGGTACGTGACTATCTCTTGATGCAGACATACCACCAGGGCCGCCGCCAACTAAACTAGACAAACTAGATATTACACCTGCACCTGCACCGATAGTTCCCAAGGCAGTGGCCGCGCCTCTTGCGCCAAATGCGCCAGCAACACCTGCTAATTGATTTGCAGTTTGTGATATTCCACCAAGACCGCCACTCACAGCTGATACGTTTGTACTGATGTATTGCACATCTTTAGGCAATGTCATGCTAAAACTTTTTACAACAACTGGAACATTTCTAAAAACGTGATCACCATACGCACTAAAATTTAATATAGGAGGTGGGTTACCTTGGAACGCTGTGTCGCCAGTAAACATTTTAGTAACTGATCTTAAAAAATGAACTACCGCAATCCAGTATTTGGCTTGCACACCATCTTCAACATTAAACTCGCCAGTAATTTGAATGTCGCTTACACGACTATTTTGATATGCTTGAAATTGATAGTTTTGATGTGTTACTGGAATTTCATTATAGGTTGCTGTGCTTGTGATTGCTATTGTGGGAGTGTAAGGAAAAATTAATCCGCCTGCATCTGTTAATGGTTGTAGTATTGGGCTTTTGTCAAAAAAGCTACCTGATGGCATACTGAGTCTCGCACGCCAATCTGTTGATGAATCTGTTCCGCCAAATGTTGCGGACGCATTAACTATTTTGCCAATTGACTCTCCACCAAGTGGCAAATTTATACTTCGAATACTGCTGAGTAACTTGGCCGGATTTGATAAATTACTAGTCAAGGCGGAGCCTAAATTAGCCACTGTGTTTAGTGCTCCGGCAGCTTGACCCGCTATTTGTTGGGCCGTTGCTAAACCACTTGCTAAATTAAAATCTGCCATTTCTGTCTCCTATGACTAATATTTAGTTGACTTTTTAATGTGCGTAGTTTATAATATAACATCCGGAGAACGATTAATGACATTGATACCAAGAGCACCAAAGGTTAATTACCTAAACAACAAAGATTTATTAGAAGAAATACACCGTTCTAAAAACACATACTGTAGCTACGAACAGCCAGAATATCATCAGTATGATATTATTTTGCCCGCAGTTGAAAAAATCAATATCAGAACTGTTGCAGAAGCCAAGCGGGCACAGGCAAAGAGATTGGGAGATCAAGAGTATGCTCGAAGAAAATCTCTTGGTGAAAAAGTCAAGCAAGCAGACTGCGAAGTTGACTATAAAAAGATACCAAAAACTGGTTTAATTTTTAGGATTATGACTTTTGATCATATTCCCTTGAACAATGTACGTAAAAAGAACCCTAAAAGTCTTGCAGATCATAGAGATAAAGTGAATTTTCCACCTTTTCAACATTGGAAATTTAATGACGCAGAAGAACTAGTATGCGTGGGCAAAAGCCATTGGCAAGGCAGTTTAGACAAGGGCAAATTCAACAAAGACCACGGGCAAATTACAAATACACTAGCAAGAATGTATATCAAACTGTGTGAACGCTATGCTACTCGTGGCAATGTTCGTGGATATACCTATAATGATGAGATGCGGGCACAGGCAATACTGCAACTTACTCAAATTGGCTTGCAATTCAATGAAGCAAAAAGTAATAATCCATTTGCCTACTTTACAGCGGCAGTGACCAACAGTTTTGTTAGAATTATCAACATTGAAAAACGTAATCAAAACATACGAGACGACATGTTGGAAATGAACGGCATGAATCCTAGCTATAGTAGGACCGGTGCTGGTGAACATGCGGCCGCATTAAAGAGGCATAACGAGGAAATTGAATGAGTTTATTCAAAAAAGTAGCGTGTTTCACAGACATACACTTTGGATTAAAATCCAATAGTTCAACACATAATCAAGATTGTGAAGATTTTGTAGATTGGTACATTGCCAAGGCTAAGGAGGAAGGTTGTGACACTGGAATTTTTATGGGCGATTGGCATCACAATCGCAACAGTCTTAATATTACTACTATGGACTATAGCCTTAGAGCCCTTGAAAAATTGGGACAGGCTTTCGATAACTTTTATTTCTTTCCTGGTAATCATGATCTTTACTACAAAGACAAGCGGGACATTCACTCAGTTGAATTTGGAAAGTATATCCCCGGAATCACCGTTGTACATGAACCTACTACTATTGGTGATGTTACTTTATGTCCGTGGCTCGTGGGTGAGGAGTGGAAAAGTATAGGCAAGAAAGGTGGCAAGTATATATTTGGTCACTTTGAATTGCCCAGCTTTTTTATGAACGCAATGGTGCAAATGCCGGATCACGGTGAAATTAATTTAGATGCTTTTAAAAATTATGAACTGGGCTTTAGCGGACACTTTCATAAACGCCAACAAAAAGGCAATATGATTTATATTGGCAATGCATTCCCACACAACTATGCAGATGCATGGGACGACGAACGTGGAATGATGGTTTTAGAGTGGGGAGGAAAGCCAAAATACCACACTTGGGATTTACAACCCACCTTTAGAACTGTTAAACTAAGTCAGTTAATTGACGAAGCCGCAACTATTATTAAACCCAAGCAACATTTACGGGTTGCTTTGGACATTGACATTAGTTATGAAGAAGCAAGTTTTATCAAAGAAAAGTTCTTGGGTGATTACAGCATTAGAGAATTAACTTTGATTGCAGAAAAGAAAGAAGTTGAAATTAATACTGACATTGACATACAATCATTTGAAAGTGTGGATCAAATTGTTAGTAATCAACTTGTTAGCATTGAGAGTGATAAGTTCAGCGCAAAGACGCTACTGGAAATTTATAACAGTCTATGAGTATAAAAATTAAAGACCTAACGGTCAAAAACTTTATGAGTGTGGGTAATCAAACCCAAGCTGTGGATTTTGGCAAGCAACAACTGACCTTGGTATTGGGTGAGAACTTGGATCAAGGTGGTGATGATAATGGTAGTCGTAACGGTACTGGTAAAACTACCATTGTGAACGCACTGAGTTATGCATTATACGGTGTTGCACTGACCAACATTAAAAAAGACAACCTAATTAACAAAATCAACGGCAAAGGCATGCTGGTCATGCTGAGTTTTGACAAGGATGGTGTTAGTTATAGGATTGAGCGTGGTCGCAGACCAAATCTTCTCAAGTTTTACGTCAATGATGTGGAACAAGACACAGAAGAAAGTGATGACGCACAAGGTGATATGCGTGAAACGCAAAAAGATGTGGATGAACTGTTGGGCATGAGTCACGACATGTTCAAACACATTGTTGCGTTGAATACCTACACAGAACCATTCTTAAGTATGCGGGCCAATGATCAACGTGCAATTATTGAGCAGTTGTTGGGCATTACCTTGCTTAGTGAAAAGTCTGAAGCATTAAAAGAACTAATTCGCATCTCAAAAGATGAAATACAACAAGAAAGCGCCAATATTGAAGCCGCTAAAAAGTCTAACGAAAAGATTCAACAAAGTGTGGACAGTTTAACCACTAGGCAAACTGCTTGGTACACGCAACAGGCTACAGATTTAGAGAAAATTGGCAAGGCCATTAATGAACTGCACAGTGTAGACATTACAAAAGAACTAGAACAACACACCAAGCTCAAAGCATATGATGAGCATAGTGCAAAAATTAAAAGTTTAAACAAAGAAAAGGCCACTTTAGAAAGTGCAATTATTCAAGCTGAAAGAACTGTAAAAAAATATACTACAGAACTTACAACATTGGATAATAAAACATGCCATGCTTGTGAACAACAACTGCATGACCACAAGCATGAGGAAATGACTGCTCTTGCTAATAAAAATTTAAAAGAGGCAACGACTTATTTTAATAAGGTCACAGCAGACCTAGCAAAAATCAACAAAGAGTTGACTGCAATTGGTGACATTAATGGTAGGCCAAAAACATATTACGATACTTTAGAAGAAGCACTAAAGCATCAAAACAATTTGACTACTTTAGAAAGTCAGTTGGTCAAACGTGCTGAAGAAATTGATCCTTATCAAGAACAAATTGACGACTTACGTAACACTGCTATGCAGGAAATTACGTGGGATCATGTGAACGAGTTGACTAACTTAAAAGAACATCAAGAGTTCTTGCTCAAGTTGCTCACAAGTAAGGACAGCTTTATACGGAAAAAGATCATTGATCAGAATTTAGCTTATCTTAATAACAGATTGACCTACTATCTCGACAAGATGGGACTACCGCATACTGTTGTGTTCCAAAACGACTTGGCTGTGGAAATCACGCAACTTGGGCAGGATCTAGACTTTGATAATTTGAGCCGTGGTGAACGTAATAGACTTATACTTGGCTTGTCATGGAGTTTCCGTGACGTATGGGAAAGTTTATATCAAAGTATCAACTTGTTGTTTGTTGATGAACTTATTGATAACGGATTAGACGCAAGTGGTGTTGAAGGTGCATTGGCTGTACTTAAAAAGATGGCTCGTGAACGTAATAAAAACATTTACTTGATCAGTCACAAGGATGAATTGATTGGTCGTGTTAATAATGTTCTAAAAGTTATTAAAGAAAATGGATTTACATCATATGCAAACGATGTGGAGTATGTAGATTAACATGGAACAAGATGAAGTATTGCACGCCGAGCTTATGCAGGCGTTTAGCAAATATTTTAAAGCTAATCAACGATGGATCAATACGGGAACACGTATTGCTGGTCGAGAAGTTCGCTATTGGCTCAGTGAGATTAGAAGATTATGTAGCTTACGAAGAGAACACGTAAGAGCATGGCGCAAAGAATTAGACGAAATTAAAAAGCAAAAGAAAGAAATCCAAAAGGCACAGGCAACAGGCACAGACACAACTAACTAGTTGATGACATGGTATTATCAAGACACAATTATAGAAGAACTACCGGAAGATTGCGTAGGATTTGTGTACTTGATAACAAATGTCATCTCTGGCAGAAAATATATAGGCAAAAAATTAGCCAAATTCTCTAAAACATCATACAAAGTAGTAACACTTAAAAACGGTACTAAGAAAAAGAAGAAGATTCGCAGTAAAATTGACAGTGACTGGCGTGAATATTACGGCAGTAACTTGGAATTAAATGCAGATGTTCTAAAATTAGGCAAAGACAAATTCAAAAGAGAAGTATTATACTACTGTAAAAGTAAAGCTGAATGTAGTTATATTGAGGCCAGAGAACAATTCACCCACAAAGTATTAGAATCTAAAGACTATTACAACGGACAGATCAGCGTTCGTGTACATGGCTCGCACATTTTAAAATCATAGGCACAACAAGCGGTACAACGCAAGCGTCGGCTAAATTCGGACGCCCTAGACCTGGATCTCGGATCGCAGGGATGGAAACCTCTTGCCGCTAAGAGTACTCAATCACTATCCTTAACAGGACGAAGATGGGATATGCCTTCATAAACCCGTTTGATTGTTTGAAAATATTAAAAAAGGCTAAAAGATAGGGCAATGAGATAAAGCAACCCTAGGGTTATTGTACGTGACAATAGATGTATAATAACTACCGTCATAAAGAAGACGTAGCTCGAGGTACCGGATGACCGCCTCTGTAATGCTATATTATTGTAATGGTGAGGCAACTCGCATAATGTTTCTTCTCCCGGCAACGGGAGAAGTATGGATCCACAATCTGCATAATATTTAAACTGCTTCGCAGTTAATAATTAAATACTTTTAGAAAAGAAAGAAATGTGTTTAAGTGAAGCGTAAGCTGAACGCAAACACATGTGAGCGTAAGCTCACATCAAAACAATAAATACCATATGAAAGTTCATGACATTATATCAGAAGCGCCAGGATTAGGTACTGCGATTAAAGCAGGAGTCAATGCCTTCAAGGCGGCTAGAACAAGTGCCCCAGCAGTAGCACAGACTGTGGCAAAGAAAGCAACATCTACCAGCATCAAATCATTAGATGATATCATAAAGATGACTCCTGAAAAATTAGCTAAGGTGCCTAAAGACGCATTAGAGCCATGGGGTAAAGCTGCCGCTGATGCAAAAAATTATAAGGCAATGGATAAGATTGCCAATGTTTTAGGCAAAGACACAAGAACAGTATATCAAAAGATTGCTCCAAATCTTATTGGTGGGAAATCCATAGCCCCAGAAGTATTGGCAGCTCAAGCTCTTAAAAGTTCATCACTGGCTGGAAAATCAGCAGACGTAGTAAAATTGGCAGCTACTCTAGAACTAACTCAAGAAACTGTAAAGTACTGGAGTCGTTCTAGCGACTTAGATAAAAAATTAGCGGCTGGTGAAATAACTCAAGAAGAATATAATAAACAACTACAACAATTACGTGGTCAATTTATTGTTGGAGTAGTTGCTCCATGGGCAACAATGGCAATATTGAAGTATCCAGCAAAACTATTAAAAATTGTTCCTGGTGCAATGAAACTAGTGGGATTTCCAAATGCCGCTGAAGTAATTTCAATCCTAGCCAAACGTGGCGCTCAAGTTGCGTTACTTGCATGGTTTGGAAGTGATGCTGGTAAAAAATGGCTAACTGATCTTGTTGGTGAAAGTTTTATTGGAGCACTGGGCGACATTCCAGCAATGGCTGGCCAAGTATATGATGTACTTCAAGCTGGCGCACAAGTTGCAACAGGCAATACTCCAGCGGGATTTACGCCAAGCAGTGACGAAGTTGGTGGCGGGTCAGGAAAATACATAGACCCATTTAAGGGTACTAGTAGAGAAGGCGGATTATAATAAAGGCAATCCGCTTTTTTTAGTTAACTCAATATTGTCTTTAATAACTTCATTCATTACAAGTCTATCGTCCCTAGTGTAAGTATGGAACAGATCTTGACTACTAACTCCCCCACGCATGTACCAGCTGATACGAAAGATTTCATCTTTCAAGTCTCTGATATAAAGGTCAAAACTTTTTAAGTATGCCTCTAGTTCAGAGTCTGGGGTATAAATCAGCCTCTGGCGAAAAAATTTGATTGATCCAAAGTGACTTCAACTTTAGATTCATGTCCGCAATTACTGCATTTTATATCTTGCTTGGGCATGTCCCACTGTGATTTGTTAGCTTCAAGTTTTTCTTTGATACGTTTAAAAAATTCCCTGTCGCTGTTTTTCAACCACTCATCAATCATTTCAGGATCATCAACAGTTTCATTGCCAATTTGAACATTTTCAATGCTGGTTAAAAACAATTCTATTTGCATTTCAGCAATGCGTTTGTAAATGTCGTCTTGTACTTGCTTCATTTGTTCATCGTCGCCAGCAGTTTCAGCTGTGCTTAACTGATATAACATTTTTTGAAGTTTGTAATTTTCCATATTAAACTTTGTAATCTCACTATACTTCAAAGGTCTAATATTAATTGTAAGATCATCTATTTTAATCTTGCCGTCAAAGTTTACACTGCCAAAATATTCAATAACTTTGCCAAGATTAACAATGAATTCATTTTCAGTACTGCATTGTGGACAAGTGTGTGTTAGTTCCATTTCGTCGCCGTAAGTGGCAACACGTATGGCAACCAACAATGCATCAACATCAATGCTGGGCATATCCCTGGCGTCTTTGATATATGGACAGCAACTTTCAACAACTTTAACTGTGGCTTCTCCGTTAAACAACGCATCTGGAGTTTTAAAAATAATTTCATCCATGCCAGTCATGCCAAAAATAGGTGCATTGTTGTGGTCACCTTGTAATGCTCCTTCGGGATAGAACAATCCCTTGCTAGGCAGCGATATAAAGACTTTTGGCTGTCTAAAATATCTCTGTAAAGGGTTATTTGGGTTCATTTTGTACTCCGATAAATATAACTACAAGTATTTATATACGCAGTTTTCTGGAAAAAAATAATGGCATTAGATAAAGAAGATCTTAATAAACTAACGGACGCAATCAAAGCTGGACAAACTGGTAATTCTGGTGGATCTAGTGGAATATTGGGTGGCGGTGCTGACAAAGCCATTGCTGGTATAACTGCTCCTATGACAGCACTAGGTGAAGCAGTTGGTAACAACACTAAAGTTTTTGAAACATTAAGCAACACTGGCACTAATTTCAGTAATAATATAGATTTAATGAAGTTGTCAGCGGCCAACAGTCGCATGACGTTGGATGAACTGTCTAGCGTAGTACAAAAAAGCGGCAAGGACTTTTCTGGCTTAGGTGGCAGTGTTGCCAAAGGTGGTCAGGCATTTACAGAGTTTAGTAAAACATTCTTTGACAGTGGACTTACAGATAATCTGCGTCAAATGGGTTACACCAGTAAGGACCTTAATGAAGTGCTGGCCACACAAATTGGATTTCAAAAATCCACAACAGATACTAGTGTAGCTGGACAAATTAAAACAGCGGCGGCGGCAGCTGATCTTGCTAACGAAATGGATCTTATTGCCAAACAAACAGGCAAGACACGTAAAGAACAAGAAGCTGGATTAGAAAAAGCCAAAGCTGATGGACAAATTGAAGCTAAGATGCGTCTTATTGGACTTACTCAAGGAGCAGACGCAGAGAAAGAAGCTAGAGCAGGATTTGCAAAACAATTAGCACAAGCACAGGCAATGGGCACTGATCAAATATTTAAAGAAATGTTTGCCACAGGAACTGTGCGTAGTCAAGAAGCCGCAATGCAAATGGGCTTGTTGGGTCAAGCAGCCAGAGAAACAGCAAACAGCGCAAAGGCATTGAGCACAGGTAATATTGCCGCTAGTCAGACTGCAATGGAATCTGCTAAAGAAGGTAACTTAGCAAATCAAAGTAACAAGGCATTATTACAAGTAACAGCAGCCGGTGTTGGACCAGCGGCTGATATTATGAAAAAGAATATTGAAACCAACGATGCACTGTTTCAAGGAGCTGCCAAAACTGCCAAAGCCATGGGCATTGAAATGGGCGAGGTAACAAAAGTATTAGGAGCTCAAAAGAAAGCAATTCAAGACGAACAACAAGCACGTAACGGTGCAACAAGTGCAATGATTGCTGTACAAAGTAGATTAGCTGATGCAAATGCCGCGGCAAATAATTTAGTACGTAGACCATTAATGACTGGTGAAGCAAACACACAGTTACAAGGTGTTGCAAATAGATTTTCGCAAGGTGTCAAGCCAGGTGAGTCTGCAACAACAACTGCTGAAGGATATGCTGAAGCACTTAAGAGATCAGCAGCCGCAGGCGGGGAAAGCAAAGCACCCACTAGCAGTAGAACAAAATATGAAGCAATGGGCACTGATGCTGGCATTGGTCGAGTTGTAACAGGTGCTGATAAACTTGCCGCTGGCGGCATTCAAGGCGCAGGAAAAGTGGCTGACAGAGTTGGAAATTTTGTTGCTGACGTTATGAACGTTAAAGAGA